GCACGAATGTGGTTGTCACAAGAAACCCAATCCCCAAAGCTTTCAGCCGTGATTATGAATCGAAGCAGAACTGTACACTGACAATAATTGGTGTCCACCTATGTTCTGGATACTTGGCACAAAAGGCATAACCAATCACTACACGGGACGGGGAAAAGCACCCGCCCGTGAGTTCAACCGTTATAGGGAATTTCCAAGAAAACCTCGTCCGCTTGCCCCGAGGATGAATTGGCAAAATAATTTAAAAATCACTTGACAAATTCTAAATATGTTAGTATATTACAGGTAGCAATAAACATAATATTTAGAGGATAAGATTAAGTGAAACAAAGACGATTAACAGATTTAGAAAAAATAGAGTTGTGTCGTTTATACGAAACTGGTAATTATACATTCACAAGTTTAGCAAAAAAATATGGGGTAACTCTACAAGCAATCAAAGGTCTTCTTAATAGACGTGGGTATAAATCTAAATCTCAATCTGAATTACAAAGAAAATATTTTATAGATGAAAGATTTTTTGATGAAATTGACACAGAAGAAAAAGCATACTTTTTAGGTTTTCTTTATGCTGATGGTTATAATGATGAAAAAGGGATTGTTCATTTAACACTACAAGAAAAAGATGTAGAAATCTTAAAGAAATTAAAAAAGATTATTAAGAGTGACAAACCATTAAGATACATCAAAAAAAATATAGGTCAAAATGCGTATTCTTTAAATATCGAAAACAAACATATATCTAATAAATTAAAAGAATTAGGATGTACTAAGGGGAAATCTTTAACATTACAATTTCCTGAATGGTTAGATGAAAAGTTATATAATCATTTCATTAGAGGGTATTTTGATGGTGATGGTTCTATAGGTAAATATCAAAACATCAAATATAACAATTATAATTATGTGTTTACGTTAGAAGGCAATAAAGATTTTTTAGAGATGGTTCAGAATATTTTAATAAAAAAATTTAATTTTAATAAAACAAAGTTCTATCAAAAACATAAAGGAAGAAAATCTTCTGTATCATTAAAATATTGTGGTAGAGAACAAGTGAATATAATAATGGAATGGTTATATAAAGATGCAAATATATATATGGAAAGGAAATATAATAAATGGAAAAATTTGAAAATGTAAATGGAGCCATAAACATAGCTCGTAAATCAAAAGTAACATCAATGGAGTTTACTCCTGAGATGATAAAAGGTATTGTGGCGTACCCTAAACGAATAAGGGTTGCAAATGTGTAATCAAACTTCGTTTGAAGCCACAGGGCTTGCCCTGTGGAGTGTCACCCCGGCTATAGGATTAACGGCGCAAAATACTGCAAAGATTGTGGTCAGGCGTTGAGCCAGTGATCCACGACATTAGTGAGCTACCCAATGCCTTTAGGCCTGGGCAGTTCACTTCTCCAGAAATTTAACAATAATTGCCAACGCCATTGACCCGATAGCCCCCCACAGCCACTTTACCTGAGTTTTTGGGCATGACGCTTGATGTCTCTGGATTGCATTCAGTGTACCGGCTGGACCCCAAATACCATCAAATTTCTCAAAGAGGATAGCTACTTGACCTTGTAGGTTGATGATTTTTTCATCCTGCCTGATAGCCCTCTCATTCTGCATTGCCAACGCCTCAATGGCTTTTTCTATGCAATCAAGCCGCCTATCCTGTATGTCATTATCACCACCCATGTTTACCTGTTGTTCTGCCTGGCGGTGAAGAACCGCTTTTCTTCAAAATCAACAGCCGCAGCCGCTTGACCATATTCAGGTGGTTCTATCGCTTGGTGTTGGTTGACGAAGATTTTCTCCTGACCATTCCCCGGCAGCGGGTACCTTGATAATTCAGCTTTCTTTGCAGATTCAAAGAAACCGACCAGCGTGTTGAAATCCTCTTCACTGGCCATGCTGATAAGAGCTTCTGTCACTTCGTCCGGGATAACGATGGCGTGGCCATTGGCGCATTCAGCGATTAACGCCTGTCTATCTTTTATCTGCCCTTCAAGTTCCTTGACCTGGTTATCAAGAATTTCATTTTTTTCCATCATGGCGGATTCGAATATCTCAGCACTGGCAAGCCTTTCCTCCAGCTCATACACATAATCGTGAACGGATGCCGTCCAGCTTTCAATGTACTTTTCGGCCAACTTGTCTTCGATGCCTGTTTTGCAGATGCTTTCCATGATCAGATCCTTTGTTCCGGCAGATTCCAGCACATAACCACGGTTCGCTGAAAAACCCGGATTCATCACATAATCGAACCCTTCAAAGGAATCTACCCGTGTAGCACCATGAGCACCACCGTCGCTTCCGCCCATAGCCCAGGAGAAACCACCAACTTTGGATTTGTTCAGCCCGGAAACCACTTTTCCCGGAGTATTCTCGAATAAAATTTCCTGATGGTGATCGACATTACCGTCTTTATCAATTTCAAAAAAAGTCGTAACATTGCTGGGCACATTTTCAACCACCATCATTGATCCGTCCGGTGCTTTGATTTTTTCGACTTCACCGATTCGAACCTTCCCGGCCATCTCTCGCCTGCCATGCCCCAGATATCCGAGTTTTTCTCTCAATCTTAGACCTTCCCTGGTACCCGGTGCGTAACAAACCTTTCTCGCATTTTCCAACACATACTGGCGGTGATGCCCAGTATACTTCCGTCCCTCGTCAAATAAATTGAATCGACATTTAATTATTTCCGGCATAATTTCCTCTCTCGTAAAATCTATCTATTATTTCATTCACCCGGTCGTCTGTCGTGGCGGACTCCAATACTGGATCATCATCCCCCTGACCGGGCTCCGGTTTTTCTACTTTCTTAGGAAAGATGGCAGAATACTTTTCTTCATCAACCCGCAGGATATCCGTCCACAAATAATTGTTGAACGAATTAAAATCTATTTTGGAAAATTCAGGGTCCATGGTCTGGACAAGCGTTGCAACCATCGTTGCAAAATTGACCCGGCCTTCCATGTTTTCCATTTCTTCCCGCTCTACGGCAGTGGAAATAGAATTGAAAACGATCCTCCAGGGCCGTTGCCCGGGCAAAAAGTATTTTCCGTATTTGAAGGCAATATGGATGTTGAACAGCTCTTCGATGCCATTTCGGATTGCCTGGCGGATAAGATTCGATTTGACCGCAGCAAGTACCGACATCCGGAAATATCCGCCTTCTCCAAGTCCGCCCGAGAGCATGTCGCCAAAGCCCAAAAGGCTAGGATCAGCTCCTACAGCACCGCCGACTCTCTTAACATGTAGCATTATATCCTCAAGCCCTTCAATGTTAGGAGACCCTTCAACCGTGGATATATCCAGCCGCCCACGATCCCCGAATATGGGAATCAGATGATTTATGACTGTTTGAAAAAATCCTTTTGAAATAGCCTGTTTCGCATGTTGCTCATTGGCTTTTTTTAATTGGCCAGCCACGGAGTTCAAATATTCAGCGGCTTTTCTCGGGGAAAGCTTGCCGGTATTCACGCCCACTACCCGTTCAAGTCGAGCAGCATTTCGACGGCTCATATTGACGGAAAGGATTGCATTCTGAAGATCCATCCAGGGATCAAATGCGGTTTCAATGATTGATTTACCATATGTTTGCGTTTCCAGCAGCTCTTCAGCAAGACAATCATCATCCCCGATATCAAATTTTTCCTGGTCGTATCTTATCGGCTCAATGAACGCGTCATTTTTCATATTCGGAATTTTAAAGGCCACAAATTTCCAGGGCTCCATCAATTCTATCCGGCCCTCTTTGGCTACATCCTGGTAAGCATGAGTATACCCGGCCAGCTGTCCGCCGTGTTCGTACTCTTTTATGAAACGCGGATGGGTATAGAAATCACTCCTGACATGTTTGATTCCGACACCTTGGGCACCATATGGCCTGACATACCAGACACCGTTTAACGCGGCATTGTAGGCCCATCCCTGGCAATTTTTGTTGATTAATTCCTTGAACGTATCGCGGAGGTCTTTGACGTAGATATTGTCTTTGTCCGATGTGGACTCAATGGAAATAATTTCTCCGGTAGCCGTTTTTGCACTGAGCGCCTGGTTGACATGCAGTGTGATTGCCGCATTGATCGTCGGATCTCTATCCATAGAAGACAGAACGCTATACTTAGCAAGTCTTTCTATTGGGAACTGATACCGGAATTGCTCAGTCTCGGCTGTCCCAAGTTCGGATGCGGCCACCACTCCGCTTTGCGCGAGAAAATCACTCTGTAGCGGGGACAGATCACGGACAGCCCCCTGTGAGTTCATTTCGACAATGTTAGAGCCTTGGTCATTCCGATCTTTATCGAAGCCACCGAATAACCGGCCCCATAGAGACTTCTTTTTTGCTTTTTTATTTTCTTTTTTTTCAGACATGGACGGGCCTTAAGCTCAATCCCCCAGCCGACTAAAGCCAGGGAGTTCTTTTTTGCGGATGATCATTATCCTATATAGTTAAGGCCGGATGAACTGTAATTTTCAAACTTCAAGGTCGTTTTTAGCATGTTTTTTCTCCTGTTTTTAAACCAATTAAACTATGGTTCAATCAGAAGAATAAAGGCGTTTAGCGCATATGTGGCATATGGAAGAAAGGTGGTGGTTTTTGTGGACTACGGAAAAATGCAATCGGCCACTGGAACGGCATTGGCGACATGGGCGTTTTCGATGATTGCTGCATTAAAGTAGCTTTCATCGAAAAAATGAGTTACGGGTCGATAGTAACCAAAAAAACTCATTTCTATGAAACTGAATCACACCCGGAAGCAATTGCAAAAGCCTCCTAACCTATCCCGCCCCCGTCAAACCACGGCGGGGGCTTTCTTTTTCTCAGACGGAGACAATCAACGCCATTACTTCCATTTCCTTATCAGCAGAAATGTATTCGACAGAGCCGGTGGCCGTGGCCATGGTGTGGGTGTCGCCATAAATATTGACGGTTTCAAATCGGGCATCCTCATAGGCAAAAGCCGCCGCCAGGTTGAGCTTATCGCTCCCATAATCCAGGGCATCGACCCATTCCCGGTCCAGGTGTTCCCCGAATTCCAGGAAACTGCGGTCAATCAACATTTTCTTGATCAGCCACCAATATGGGCCATATCCCCGATACCGCAGGGGCTTTTTCTGGATCACGCTTTTAATTGCTTCCAGGATCTTTTCGATCCATTCTTCCGCTGTCTGGTTTACGCAAGCTTCATTTATCAGGGGTCGCAATTGTTCTTCTGTGGGTTTTTGAATATCCATATCTTTTCCTTTATACAAGAGGTCCGGGCAGATACCCGAACCTATCAGGTTTTGTTTGATCACGCCATTAATTCATAGATATCTTCAAGGTCTTCTTTAGAATCCACATGCCACCAGGCACCCTGAAAATCTCCGGAGTAACTGCTAAAAAATTTGGCACCATACCGGGATTTCAGGATATCTTTCACCCGGAAGAGAACGCCGCCTTTGCCATGCTCATCTTGGAAGAACCACCGGGAGAACGGTTCGACCGTGGTATCCCTGAACCGCCTGCCACCGGACAATACAGCCTGGGTCATATTCGTTTTAACCGTGATGCCCATCTGTCTAAAAGCTTCCTGTATCCGCTCGGGGATCTCTTTATAATCCGGATGATCCTTGACGGCTTCCAGCTTGGCCCGTTCTTCCTCTTTTTCAATCTGCCTGACTTTTTCTCTCAATCCTTCTTCCTGATTCCGCAGGCACTCCCTTGTTATCTGCCTGATCTGGTCCGTGTTGTCCCCAAGTTTCCTGGCCGCGTCTTTTATAGAACGCGACAACCCACTGGAATATCGTTTTGCAAAAATTTCCAGCATTTTGCGCGGATCGGTCTCATTGGCCCCGTTTTCCAGATTTTCATCAAGGTAATTTTGAACAAAATCACTGTAAAAACTTCTGATTTCGGTTTCAGTTGCGGTTTTGCCGTACTTCAGGATGGCTTCTTTATAGGTTGTACCGAAAACTTTCGACAAAATATCTTCAGCAGAAGACGGCAAGTAACCATTTTCCCGTTCCTTTGCAAGGCAGGTTTCAGCCAGGGCTTTCCGGAAACTCTCTTTGTCCGGCTCAGGGTAAACAATTGTATTCCGGTCCTCAATACGCGATGAATATTGGAATACATACCCGTCATCAGTTCGGATAAGCATATCACCAGACAATTTTACTTTGTCAAGATTCTCATAAAAAATAGTCTTATCGATCCCGGCAATATCCACGTAGTCCATGGTCGTGTCCAGGATCTTTTTCAAGGCCAGTTCTTTTTCTGAATAGGCACATTTTATCATTTTATCAAAGGGCCAATTGTTAAGAAGAACCACCTGCCCGTCTATTTCCCTTAGCCAGGACTGTTTCAATCCATAAATATCTCCGATAACCGCTTCATACTGCAAGCATTTTGGTTTATTAAAAACCTTGGTGATCCGGCAGATACCGCCTCCACCATTCCGACCGTCTTCATATGTATCGCCCACGGCAATTACCTTGCCGTCCAGGGTGGCTATTATATCCTCGGGGTGATCAATGAGTCTGGCATCAAAGGGGAGTTCTCCTTTTTTGGCTTTCAGATCCAGGACACCGCGAAGCTGTTTTGCTTTGGCTTCAAGGGCAACTTTTCTGTCATCGAAAGCCGCATCAAGTACGTCCAGATTGTCTTTTGATTCTCTTAACCGTCCTTGCCTCTTGATGATCCGGGTACCGATATTTTTTCGGCGTTCATCCCCTTTTTCAAATCTTGAGCCCTTTTCCCGGAGATCGGCAATCACCCGTTCATGCTCGGTAATATCATCCTCAAGCTTTTTGCGTCGTTCTTCCCGCTTTTCATCAAACCGGGTCAGGGTTTCATTGATATTCCCGACTTGCTGCATCATATTAATCAATCGACGGCGTTCCCGTTCTTCCCGCTCATCTTTCTGTTTTGCCAGGCGTTCCATCCGGAGGCGTTTAGCCTCTTCCGGGTTGTCCGCCAACAGGTCCATCATGTCATCCTGTGACAGGGCATTGGCGTTTTCAGACTCGGTGGCATCCCCATTAAAGAGTTCCCGCATCCAGTTGGATTTGCGTTTCAGCAGGTCCAGGCGATAGTAATCAAATGATTTGCCGCCCAGGTAATAATAAATCTTGATGTTCTTTGCCTTGTTGCCTTGTCGGGCCCCGCGTCCGTTTCTTTGCTGGATGCTTGTCGGCGTCCAGCAAAGGGTCAGATGGTGAATGGCGGTGGTGCCGTTCTGAAGGTTGACCCCGACCTCTGCTTTTTTGTTGGCAATTACAATTTTTATCTTGCCTGAGTTGTAAGAGTCTGAGATTTTTTGCAGTTTGTTTCCCTCGGCTGTTTCGGCGTTGATGATGCCGATCATGCCCTGGGCAAGCGGAACATGATGCGCCAGTATCCGTTTGATTTTTTGGTGCTGCGATTTTTCTTCGGTGAAGATAATCTGCTTGCCGTTTGCCTCAAGGTGCAACCGCAGGTTTTTTATCAGCTTGGCATATTTGGGCATCAAAGGGTGCGACACGTCGTTTTCATCAATGCCGAATCTGGTCAGGCGGGTTATAACCGCTGTTTCCACCTGTTCTGGAACTACCAGGACAAACGCCCCGTCTTTTTTAAAAGTTTCGTGGGTAACAGAAATTTCGTTTTTATACAACCGGCCGTCCTCGCCTTTTTCGGTCACAGTCATTGTGCCCGGGAGGTCGGCCACAAGGTTTTGAACCTTTGCCTCATCCTCTAGTCGGAAATGAAATGTCATTTTGTGGTTATACAGGTCAATGTCTGTGGTGATTCGGTCCATGTCCCGGATAACGGAAAACATACTTACCTTTGACCCCGGCTTTGCAGCTTCCTTTGCCTCTTCTCTGAGGATGTTGTAAATATCTGTTTGTTCGCCGGTCAGGGTCACCTCGTCGTTTATCTCTTCGCTCGGGGGTAATTCAAGACCCACATCTTCGGCGTTCCTGAGAATGGTATATTTATGAAACAGGTTTCGCAACCCGTCCAGGTTCCTGAATCCCACCAGACCGTCGCGGGGCTTTACCTCTCCACTGACCATCACTTTATCAACCGATTCGATTTTGCCGAAAACCCTTACAAAATCATCGACAGTGTAAACCCCGAATCGTTCGAATTCTTCAACAGGGCAGACATAGGAGAGCATGTTGTAAATTTCAAACACAGAATTGGTGACCGGGGTTGCAGTGAGAGGATAGACCCCGCGTCCGTTATTGACGTCTTTCAGGTAGGATGTTTTCAGTGTCATATCCAAGGCTCTTTTTGAGGACGGTGCCGTGGGCAGATACGCAATACCCTTGGTATCCTTACCGGGCTGGTAGCTGTTTTTGAACTCGTGCGCCTCGTCTATAATCACATCGGAAAATCCCATGTCTTCAAAATACGGCAGTTCTTCTTTCTTTCTCGTGCCCTCATCGCTATATTTTGCTTCAAGATTGGCCTTGGTTTTATCATCCTGGTAACTTTTCTTACCTTCTTTTAAAAGCGATTCTTCTGTTTTATCGCTGATCAAGGATCGATCCACCATTTTAGAGGTGTACCGGCCTTTGGTTTCCGGCCGCATGGGGATGGAGCCAAACTTTTCCTTGGTCATTATGACAAGGGGCTTGTTGGTGGTGGGAATTTCCCACATTTTTTCCCAGATCTCTTTTTTAGATTTGCGCTTTATCAACACATCCTGATATTCGGCTTTTCCAGTAAGCTTATTAATCTTTTTCTGCCCGGCTTCATCTTTCACGGCTTCACGGATAATATTGCCTTCTTTGTCCCGTTTGGGTTCAAAACCAACAAACAGGACGTCGTTCATGTTGCCGGTAAGAAAGTTGACTTCATGATACCAGTTGGCCAGGACTGCATCCGGGACCACGATACAGGTTTTCTTAGATCTGCCCATCTGTTTGTTATATTGAGCCAGGGCGATTGCACTGAATGTTTTTCCAAGCCCTACATCATCCCCCAGAATGCCCCGGCCTTCTTCAGAAAGTCTTCGGATAGCAGAGTTTTGGTATCCATGTAGCTTCACTTGTTTTGAAAAACCTTCAAGGTGCAAATCGGTATCTTCGTATTCATGGGGCAGGAACGCGTTAAATTTTCGATTGTAGGTTGCCGCAACCTGGTCGATATCTTCATGTTGCTGCATCCAGGCATTGAAATTTTCCGTGATGGCATTGCACTCGTTTTTGTATTGCTCAATATATTCTGCTTTGGAAGATGTGATTTTGCCGCCGTTCAGGTATTTTAAAAACTGTTTGGGGAAACCGCTCCCTTCAATACCTATGATTTCCCCGCCGATTGCGTTTGCGTCTTCGACAAACTGTTTGCTTTTGAACACAGACCCATCAAGAGGATCTTCTTTTTCAGTTTTCTCATAATACCCATATTTCACGTTCGGGTAACCGTTTTCGCGAAGGAAACTGATCAGATATTCTTTCGGATACCATTTGTCCTGCAATCCAAAGCTGATATCTTCGGTTGCCGTGACCTTGCGTTTTTTGTTGATGGCATCTATCTGTTGTTGCCATTTTGCCGTAATCCTGTCGTCTTCCTCATCTGCCATAGCATCGGTCATGGCCTGGACATTGACATAAATATCCCCGGCTGTGTATCTGCCGAAAGGCATGATCATGCCCTCTGCTGTGATGGCAATGTTCTCCACCTGAGCCAGATCACCCAGGGTATCCAGTTTCATGGTGCCAGCATAGAGTTTTTTGACATCCTCAAGCTCAATGGTATGGATGCCCTCCCGGACGAACAGGTGTTCAACGATGGATTGAACATTGGTGGAATCAAACTCACTTTTATCGGTTTTCAGGGTACCGGCCAGAAAATCAGAGAACTGCCCTTTTTCACCCACGGAATTCATAAAAAGGCCGAATTCACGGGAAGAAGAACCGGTCAGGCATAACTGGCCATTGTTTTTCGGGTGGCCGTACTTGTTTATCTCAGCGACCACCATTTCTTGCAGGCGGGTCCGTTCATCTTCGTCCGGGTTGGCTTTCAGCCTACCCAAAAGCCCACCAATAATAGTACCCCGGCAGGCCTGCTCGTGAAATTTTTCATCGGATTGGCTCATGGAAAATTCAACTGCGTCTTTTTGCAGAGTGGAAAGCATGTCCGGCCAGGTTTTATAAACAGCAAATAACTGTTTGGCAGTCAACTGCAATGATCCTTCCGGGGAAGCAAGGATGGCTTTAAGGTCTTCAATGGTTTTGGCACCATACTTGTTTTCGTCAACACCAATACTTTCTTTTTCGGCCTGGTGGACCCGCTGCCATTCATTATCCAGCATTTCGTATTGAATACCGTTGATTATTTTCTGATCGCCATCGGCATAATTCTTAATATTCACAGGGGCACTTTTTAGGGCATCCCAGTCAATCCGGGAATTAAACTGCTGTGCAAGCTTTTTCTTGACCGCAATTGGGTCGATATCACCATCAACCGTCTCCCTGCTCCACCGCTCCCCTACTGCCTTGGGGACGTATTTTCCCTGAATGAACCGCTTTCCTTCACCCATCCAATACTGTCCATTGATGAATTCGTCCCATACGACCTTTGATTCCTTCAAGGATCCAAAGTCAATATCATCAATCTTTTCGAGCAGGTCTTTCGGGTGTTTTTTAAAAACAACGATATCGACAACCGTATCTGTGCCTTGCGCCCCAAATGCCTTGGACGGAAGTTTGTGTGCTCCAAGAAACTCACCCTTCTTGCTCATGGCAATACGGAAGTGTTTCCATTTGTCATTTTTAGCACCGACAATATTAATGGGCACCACCAGGCAGGCCAGGCCGCCGGGCTTGAGTTTGTCCATGATCCGCAATAGGAAATACCGTTCGATGGTTTTCTCGGTCTTGTATGCCGGGTCGTCATGGATGTTTTTTCCACGAGCATTGCCGAACGGCACATTTCCGACCACGGAATCAAAAGTATTATCATCGGTTTTGACCACCAGGGATTCAAAAGAACCGTTATTGATGGAATCTTCAGGATTGAACATCTGGGCAATCTTGGAGCCCACAGGGTCGATATCCGTCCCAGTCATCAAGACACCTTCCGGTTTTGTGGAGGGGAATACCCCGGCACCGGTACAGGGGTCCAGCACATTACCATTCTTGAACCCGTGCATTTTCAAGATATCCCACACACCCTCGGCTATGGGAGTGGGCGTGTAGTATTCGAACTGGGAGTTTTCCGTCAGTCCGCCACGTCCGGAGTATTGCTTCAGGAAATCAATATCCTCTTGGGACAGATCTTTCAGGGAGTCTGCTTTTTTCAAGATATCCCTGGCTTTGGCGTTTATTTTTTCCCGGGTCTTAATGCCCCTTACTTTTAACCCGAAATCCGAATTTTCATTTTTATAAGCGGTTGGGCCGGTTGCCAGCCCCGGAACATTTTTCAATCCATAAACATCCGCAAAAACCAGGGCAATATCCTGGTATGATTGTGCGTCTTTTATTCGGCTCCAGATGTCTGGCTGTAATGCCCTTTCTAAAACTAAATCATTCTCAACGAGAGTGGTATCCAACATGAGAGAGTCCTTTTCTATACTGTTATTAACTGACCAGGTGACCGCTGGCTTATTAATTCCGCCACCCTGACCCTGGCTTTTTCCAAGTCATAACAAGCCGCATCGGTAAGCTTGTCGATTCCTTTTTTATAATTCATCCATCCAAACATGTTGACGCCGGATTTCACGGCCTGGGCACGGGCAATGTTTGCACCCCGAAACCTCCCTATGGCGTAAAGCACCATGTCTGCCTGAAGGCGACCGATGTCCGGCCCCTCGTTATAAAACCAGTCATGGGGAATAGCCCCTTGGCCAAACGGTCCGGCCACGGGAGAGCAGATCGACCAAAGCGGCCTGGGGCAGCTGGCCCCGTCGGTAACAAAGCCTGTGGGAATCGTGTAGGATTTCCCATCTATGGTGAAAATAAATGGTTGGGTTAACACCCACAGTCGGTTTCCCAGGCGTTCTGTACAGTCAGTAGTTAGAATATCAATTTTCAAAAGGGCCTCCATTCTTAATTTTCTTTTTGCTGTTTGCAGGACTCTCCTACAAATTGCAGGGGGATTTTGACTTCTTCTTTTGGGCCGCAAACTATGGAGCGGAATTTTTCAATGGTCATGGTTGAAATGGGACCCATAAAGAGCGGGGAGTCATATTGCTTTCCATAAGCCTCGACCACGGCTTTTTTATTCGGAAACCCGATAAACACCTTATCCTCGTCAAAATACTTGGGACAGGCGCAATCGTGAACGTGTTCATTGCAATCCGGGCAGTATTCGCCCTCCCACTTCTTTATCATTTCTATCTTGTGTTGCTTTACGATATAAACATGATTTGCGGAACGATCCGGGCCCACATAAACGTCAACGCCTTCATCATCGGCACCTTTTGTTTTTCGAATATAACCATAATCAAAAGACATCCGGATTTTCCATTCATGGCCACCCGGGTCAACACCACGGCGGTAAGACCCTTTTTTATTTTCAATGGAAATAGGGAGTCCCTGGAATTGATAGCTGTCCTGGAGCTTGAATTTCTTTTCCTTGAATGCCAGGGCGCTTTCAAAAATGCCTGCCGAATCATCAAGGGAAGGGTCATCGTCCGGCGATTCTTCTGGCACAAATCCCCATATGATCTTGAACCCTTTGATCGGAGCATCCTCCTTTTCGAAATACAAGGCAAGAGCCCGGTCAATATCCACAGGGGATGCTGCTTTAAGAGAAATAAACTTTCCCTCCATGCCGAACCCGTATTTTTGAAAAAAGTCCCGTATGCAAAGAGCAACGCCGTTTAGCCCGTAATCTTCAATCGTGATCTTTGCCGGCACATCCCATTGGGTCTCGTCAATCCGAATTGCACCCGGTCCAATCATGGTATTGACCTCGAAAAGATATGGCGTTTCCGGGTAAGTGTTCATAATATCTATTGCCTGTCCCATTATTTATCACCATCCTTCCCGGCTTTTCCGGCAGCGTCTATCCTTCTTTTTTCCAAGTCCGTAATTGGGGAGTTCATCATCCCAAAAATAAACTGGAACATTTCGGGATCTTTTTGATAGAAAACCATTGCTTTGTCCGGGGTTGCAAACTGCTGGAACCCCATACTGCAAACCTCGGTCATCCCGCTGGAGTAGTATTTCCCAACATACGGATCAATAAAGCCATCTTCAAAAGCGTTTTCATTGCGCTTATATCCTTTGTTCCCCGTTAATGTCCGAAGGGATTTAAGCGATTTTCCCTGGGTTCTCTTATCCCGGAAATGGTTGGACGCTCTTCTGATGTGCTCATTGCTTTCCAACAAATGGGCCATTTCATGAAAAAGTGCGGTCTTGTTGAAATCGGAATCGAGATAGACTTTTTTCTCGTAGACATCAGCATGTGCCCGCCGTTTTCTATCAGTAAGAATGTCTAATGTCTCGACACGCCCACCACACAGCCGGTAAAATTCCGCCATATCTTCTTTGAGCTGTTCTACTGGATAACCTTGTTTTTTGAGTCGTCGTTTTGCGCTGTCGGTGATTGACTGCGATCCAGCCCATATAGTGGCTTTTTCTTTTGAGATTGGAGAAGAATCAAGAATGAAACAAACGGTTTTCTCATAGAATTCCTGGGTTGCCGGTTTTAAGCTTTCGGTAGTAAGCTTTTCAATATCATTATTAAGATTCCCACAGGCGTTATTGACCTCAATGACTGAGCGTTTATATATTTCAGCCACCTCACCCTGTATCCTGTTTAACGTTTCCCAGTCTTTTTTTGCCTGATCCTTATAGATTTTGTTGAATTTGGTATATTCACGGTCGGCTTCTTCTATAGATATAGCGCCATTGTTGATCTTTCGTTGTAACTTTTTCCCTAACTCCGATATCTTTCTATTTACACGGACGATGTTGTCCTTAGCCTCTGAAAGATCGCTTTTGTAATAATATTCATCAACTTTTTCTTGGGTGCGCTTATTTATTTCCGCTGTTTTTTCAGCAACCCTTTTCCGCAGGTCTTCAATCTGACTGGATATTTTGAAATGCTTTTGAGCAATATTCTTCACATCCGGGGACAAAACCCCGTCCTTAAAGTATTGCTCATAAGTCACTTTGCCGAGACTTGTCTCTGGTTTTCCATTTTCAGCCAACGGAAAGATTTCCGCCACATTGGCCTTGTAGGTGCCTGGATCGAGACCGGCAAATCTGAGAGCTTTGTCTGAAGGCAAATTTTCAGACATACTGGCCCCTGCGATAGCTTTGTCAATGGGATTGGACAGACTTCGGGCATAATCTATTTTTTCAAGGATGGCCCGCCCTTCATCCGCCTGGTGTTTCCATGATTCAACATTAAATCCGAAGTGCTCGCCAAATGCTTGTACTATATCATCAAAACAGGCGGCTTTTCTGATCTTGTTCTGTATAACAATTGTCATTATCCGGCCTCAATACTCCGCTATCCCTTCATCATTACTTGCACAGCCAATCTGTCAACCAAGTTCTGCCAGAAATCAGGGTCGGTTTTAGGGTAATGATACCGGCCTTCTTCATCCCGGAACCAAACGATGCGTTTTCCAGGAGGTCTCATGTCGAGGTGTAGCATTGGCCATGAATCGCCCCGGTAATGGGTATCAAAATAAACACCTATGCCGTTAAATTCACCTGCTTGTAATGCCGTTGACCAGGCCTTAAAAATAGGGCAGCTGCAAAAGACGTCACTCCCATCGCTTCGCCGATTTATAGCATAGTGCCTTGATGTCACGGACCCGTCGAACCGGGCTAATGCCCCAGGTGCTGGAGACGGATGGACCGGTGATCCAAGGGCAATAGCAAAAGAATCTAAAGCATAAATCAATTCCGGGTCCGCGTATTTTTCAGGATCTTCCGAGAATTCAGACGGTATGAACCGCTGAATGCCTTTCAGTTTTCTCCAAGTCATTGAACGGCCTCCTTGCTATTTTCTTGGCAATGGTCCATATAATCAATATATCCATACGGGGGAGTGACTTCTTCTCCAGTGTTGATATGGCCGCCAGACTGTGGAAGATCGGCAGGGATACACCCGATCCCAACCAATAGAATTAATATTATACAATAACGTACCATTTGCCATTCTCCCTCTCGATTTTGTCCCATTTATAGGGCAGTTCAGAAAAACCCTTGACGTCATCATGACGATTATCAAGGATAAAATAGCCATGATCGGTCTGCACAACCAGCACTGCATGATAACCGCCGGTTTCACACCAACAGGTTGCAAATCTTGAATCAATCCCATGGCTTAGCAAGGCTTGGCGCTTGGCAATGGCGAAATCTTCACAATCCCCTGTGCCATCGAATGGAAATGCCCAATGCTCCGCTTTATGATAATGGTTGGAATCAGATTCATACTGGATTTTATCATTCCACGTTTTATTTATTTTCCGGATTAATTTCCATTTGTCTGGTGTTAATTCAAGCATTTATGCCCTCTTGTTTTTTAACAGGTGTATTCTTCTTCAGGTATTCGTTAACCGGCCCCTTTACAGGCCCGATATCCCCTATTTCATCGACAATTTCTTTCAGGATGACAAGAAACCGCTCCGGGTCGACGCTCATGTATTTCCCGTCTATAAGATCCTGCAATTTTTTATTTTTGATTTCAGCCTTGCCCAACTTGGCTTCCAACTTGGCAAGCAGTTGCCCTATTTCTTTTCGGACCCGGTTCTTTTCTTTGAAAGTCAAGCCTTCCGCACCGTCAAGCCTGGTCATTTGCTGCCCGATCTGTTTTCGGATCTGATTTTTTTCTTTGAATGATAACGACATCTTTATTCCTTTCAGTTCCTTTTCGGGTTATATGGCCTGGGCCTTCTTTTTGGTGAGTTCAGTTGCGTAAGAATCGACTTTTTCCATCAGGCCCATGTGCTTATCCTCATCCAAATCAAAAACCGGTTCTATGAGGTCTGATATTTCATCCATGGGCATGTCATCATACTGTCCGTCCAGGAGGTTTTCGGCAATCTGAAGGGTTGCTTCGTCGAGGTCTGGTTCGGTGTCGGTTGTCTTTGACTTTGCTATCTCATCTGCAAGAACAGCTTTTGCCGCGTTAATTTCTTGCTGATACTTATCAAGAACACCTTCTTTTGCGAGTTTCCCTGAAACCTCATCGATCTTGTCGGCAATATAATCCGGCCTACCCTCTTCGTTGCCGACGACGATTGAATCAAGCTCATCAAGAAGCATTAGGGATTCCTTATCTTCAGCCGGACTCGCCTTGTCATACCCCTGGTCAATTAAATTCTTGGAGAATATATTTGCCCAACTATTTTCAGGTCTGCCAATGCTGGTTTTTCTGATTTCCCCAAAGGGGCCTTGATGTCCGATTTCAACTAATTTGAGATAACCGGTATATGCATTTGCAAGGAAAACCATTTCAGAGTCAATGATCAGATCACCACCCTCTTTAATATATTGAGTTAAATAGATCCGACGGCTGCCATCGGCTTTGTCAATATGCTCGGAATCGTGGGTTTCAATGGAAAGATCCTGATACTCTCCGTTTTTCAATTTGATATGGAATCCGTCTTTTACGGCCTTTTCCTCAAGCTTTAGGGAGTGCAGTATCTTTGCTGCTCTTTTTGCCGGGTTTCCTTTCTGCTGTTTGGACGGCAGGATGGGGATCTCTTCTTTTTCCGGTTCCGGCTTTGCACTATTGCCGACAGGTTTGGCCAGCTCCGCCTTAACCTCACCATAGGTATTGACCTTTTTACCTATGTAATTTTTGTAAGATTCAATAAATTGATCGTCGGAATATTTTTCCTCGGCCTTGTCTGCAAGCTTGGGAAAGGCATTTCTAAAATATGCCCGCGCCCTGGCAATAAATTCTTCTCTGGGTATATATTCAAGAATCCAGGCATCCAGCGTGCGATTTTCTTCAATCATCCAATCCGCACGGTCTTTGTTTGGGTCCACTGCAGCGTAAAACCGCCCATAGGCAAAATCACCCTGCCATTCATTATGGCCATAGATCGGACGCGCGGCATTGAAGATTATACTTCCGGACGGAGCTTCATCTGGTTGATTCCCGATTGCTATTGATGCTTGGATTTTGTCAAGTTTGGTATCTTTACCTGACTGCTGTTCGGCCAAATCCGGATAATCCGCAAGGACTTCAGGGGGTACAGGTTTATTTTCGGACAGGGCTTTTCGAATTGCTTTTTCATGTGCAAGCCCCGCTTCTCGTTTAAAAGCATCGCTGTTTGCCCTGCTTTGAAGAGAGACATTATTTTTTAATACAGCCTGGTCATGTAATTCTTTTGCTTTGGCTGATATCCATTCTTCTTTAGTTCTTTCCCAGGGTTCTTTGGTGTCGCTATCTTCAATTTTACTGCCGGATTCTCTATCAGCTGTCTTGGCATCATAAACCATCACGGCATCTTTACCCATAATCAATGGCTCATCCGGTCTTTCTTCAGAGAAACCCTTTTCCTTACCAAGGTAGAGTTTTCCCTCAACTCGATCAGCAAGATCCTTGTAATATTCCAGTTTCGATGTCTCATGGCCAGAATCACCCATCAAAGAAATACTACCAGATGCGATCACCTTGCCGTCTTTTTCAATGGCATAACTGTACCCACGGATGTCATTCGGTTCTCTTTGTTCAGATTTACGCGTTCTCAAGGACTCAAGCTGGGTTTCAAGGTCTGCATTCTCTTGCTTGATTTTTTCAACCCTGGCTTTCAGGATATCAATATCCTCATCCAGGGTACCGGCTTTTTCGTCCAAGTCGGCAATGGACCCCATCATTTCCTGTTTTTTTGTCTCCTGGGCCTTTACTGTTTTGATAGTTTCCTCAAGCTCCGCTTTTTGAGCCTTGATTTGAGCCTGTTTTTTCTGAAATGCCTCGGAATTTTTGGCCACAATCTGCATGACCCGCTTAGCAATTTTTTCCAGGGAAACATCCTGACCTTTTTCGGGAGAAACCACATGGGTGACATCCCGTTTATTCAAAAGCCATCGAAAAGCAATAATTGCGTCTTCTGATAGAATCTTACGCTCATTGCCTCCCGGGCTGTGAAAGACAATGCTGAGGACTTGCCCGTCACTGAACGGGATTTGCACTGTAACTGTGGCGAACAGGCCTGATTTTCGGGGCTTGCCGATAATGGGAGTTTCTACGGAAATATTGTTTTTTGTGTTTTTGTTCAGGACGCGGACCAATGCCAGCATTTTAGAATCCGTCTGGGAGAATCTCTTGATCTTGATCGCTTCCAGGATCATTTCAAGCTCGCCCGGGTTATAATGGTCATCAATCTCTTGAAAAGATGCCGATTCCAGTAACAATAATTCCTGTTCCGGGTCAGCTGTTAAATCATAGTATACTTCCCCTATCTCTTTCTCGGAATACTCTTCGGCGAACAGGTCCAGCCCCAAAGTTATTTTTGTTCCTTCAGCGTATGGATTATACATTATTCCGCCTCCAACAAGCTGTTGATTTCAACTTTCAATTCATCGTTTCGATTCTGTTCCGTCTCAAGCTCGGCTTTCAGGGTGCCAATTGTGGTTTGCCTGGAATCAACACTCTGTTTTTTTTCGGCCAACCCTTGCTCAAGCTCTATATTCTCTTCCCGCAGATCCTGAGACAGGGCCTTGTTAAAAGTGAGCTGCTTGGCAACACTGGTGGACGCGCGTTTAGGAGCAGTACCGGTTGTTTTTCCCATGCGCCGTTCTTTCTGTTTAGTGTAACCAGCCTCATTTTTACCGACAAAATCAGCCATTTCCTTAACGGCTTTTTTAAGATTTTTCGGCTCATGAAGGTCTTCCGAATTTTTAACAGGGACAACCTTACCATTAAGTCGAACTTGAAAAATTGATCCGTTGGCTTTGATTTTGACCATTAATTTTTGCCCGCTTTCAAAAGTTAATGTGGCAGTCTTAATCTGAAACCCATCTTCCCGTTTTGGGATATTGGTTGCCGCCACATCGGCTACGGGCAGTTTGTGTTTTTTGAATTCATCCGACAGTGGCTTAATGCCCCTGGGGTTGAAATTTACAAAACTGATTTTTTTCATAAAATTTTCCTTTTACATTTTGTCCTATCCGATTTTTTGCAAAACAAAGCCACCCAACACGCTCGATACGGTTTTAAAAGAGCTGCAATGTTTCATGTACCCAAGAAATGACATTACAAACGGTGTGATATCTTCCAAAGTGACCTGTCCCTGAAAATAGAGTCCAGCCAGTTTTTTGAATTTCAACTTAGCTCTTTTCACATTTCGCTTTCTGGGCAAGAGGTGTGTAGGCCAGATTCTATATCCGCAAAAATCACACCCATGACTTACGGGGAATATGCTGGTTTTCGGATTCAGCTTTAATTCAAGGCTGAAATTCAAGAAGCCGGTAGCCTTCTTCAGAATACCCCAAAGATCTGCTTTTTCAGGAGCCAGAACAATCCAGTCATCCATATAGCGAACATAGGACTTAACTCCATGCTCATCCTTTAGGAAATGATCCAGCTGATCCAAATAAACATTTGCAAACAACTGAGAAGTCAAAGCTCCGACAGGTATTCCCTGGCCGTCTTCACCACAATGCCGGATTATAGATTCACACAACCACAAAACGTCTTTATCCCTGATTGTTCTTTTCAAAATCTGTAACAAAATATCATGCTTGATAGATGGGAAATATTTGCTGATATCTGCTTTAAGCACATAGATTTTCTCCCACTTGCCGCCGGCCTCTCTCAGATAATCCTGGAGTTGCAGAACCGCAGCGTGATTACCTTTTCCTGCCCGACAAGCATAAGAATGGTGGATAAACTTCCTTTCAAGCAAGGGCTCAATCACCTGTACCAGGGCATGATGTACAATCCTGTCCTTGAATGGCGGAGCCTGTATGTACCGCTGTTTGGGTTCGTAAACCATAAAACTTCTGAACTGACCCGGGGTCCATGATTTCCATATGAGATGGTTCTGGATATTAATCAGGTTTTCTTCCAGATTTGAGTTGAATTCAAGAACATCTTTTTGAAATCGTTTGCCCTTGCTTGCGCCCAGGTATGCTTGATGGAGATTTTCCCAGTCAATAACCTTGTCCCACAATTTATTATACGTCTTTGGCATAATTTCCTTGTTTAAAATCCCGGCCACTTTGGCATGATGCTACTCACCGCCGGGATAAGTATATGTTTTCCCTTTCGAGAAGGAGTGGAGTCCCCTTTTATCCAGGTTCTGATCACCCGGCCTTGACCGAATGATATCTGACGTTGGATGAGAGCGGGGAAAAAGCCGATGTTCGTGTTCGAGTTCGACCGAGCGTTGTTCAAGTTCAAGTTGCCCAGCCCGGCATTGGACGTGTTGTTCCAATTGCCGCCACGGATCGGGACTGCGAGACTTCACCCCTATGTCCTGGAATATTTTATCCATCCGCCCAGCATTCTTCCCAGCTCTACGAGAAGGCTGGAAAGGCGCTGGTATTTTTTGGACGGCATGATTTTCATGTTGTACGCCACCCGCACAAGGGCGAGCAGAGTTTTTATTTCCACATCCAGATCGTAAAGCATGGGCAGCTTACGCCTGCTTGCATTTGCCTTGATGATCAATCTGAGACCTGACCACAATGCAGTACGGATCTCCGCTCCAAGTGTGAAGCGCTCGCTTTTAGGGATATGGCGGAGAGCAACATATGCGTAGCTGATCATGTCTTCCCATTTTTGTTGTATCTTAAGCGTACCGTGTTCTGCCATTGTATATAAATCCTTTTCAGATATTCAGGGTCTCAGATGTCAGATTATCAGGCAACGAAAGCGGGGAAAAAGCCGATGCCCGGGCCCGAGTTCGACCGAGCGATGTTCAAGCTCAAGCCGCCCAGCCCGGCATGGGACGTGATGAGCCAATGGCCGCCACGGATCGGGACTCTTTCTCCATCCGTATCAAAATAAAATGTTCCGACCGGATCGTCTGTATTGTAAGGATCAATCAGAGCTTGCTGCATCCGCTGTTTTGTTGCCGCTGCAAGGGCGTCGAAATTGGTAGTGGTTGTCAAGCCTTTCCATGCACCGAAAGTTGTTGGTCCGGTTGCTTCAAGAGTATCGGATGGTGTCCCGAGTTTGGTTGTGCCCTCAACGTCCGCAATGATAACCCCCTGATCAACCCAGTCGCCTTCAGCCGCATCAAAATCGTTATCATTCGACATGAAAAACTTCCCATCAACGATCTTCATGCCGTCAATCCATTTATAAACATTGCCCACTATATCGGATATACCGGCAAGGGAGTTGTCATGCCGCCATGAAACCGGACCGGAACCGGTCAAAGTCCTAGCTGTACCGGATGCCGTACCGGGCGCAACGCCGTCCTGTCTGCGGCCCTGCTCATGCACCTGGTCATGATGCCTGCCGTAATATGTATTGCCCCTGGGCTGAAACCCGTTTTTAATGCACCACAAAGCAACTGCCGCCCATTCCCAGTTTGAAAGAAGGTGCCACCCCGGCCCTTTTGCCGTGCAATACCCCTTTGCGGTGTCAAAATTAACACTGGCCGTCGGATCAACTCCGGGCAAAGACAATGCGCGGCCATCCTTGACAATGGCAGGGTATTGTCCGATAAAAATTTCAGACTTTTCCACCCCGCCTTTCAGGAATGCCGGATGAACCCCGGTACCCAAACCCTCGTCAATATCTTCGACGTTGAATTTAGGGATCACGGTCATGTAGGACGGGTAACCCTTATCATCATAAAGCACTGTTACCTTTCCGCCTGTTGCGGCTTCCACGGATGCCCTGAGAGAATCTTTTGCAAAAATTATCATCTATATTTCCTCTTCATTTTCATTTTTTTGTTCCGGTATTGTCCATAAATTGCCGACTACCTGCCCCATATCCAGGGGAAGAACAACCTGTTCAAGTTGTTCCGATCCGTCCTCGTTCAAGACGGGGCTACCAGCGCCATCAACCACTGTTTGTGTCTTGTATTGCCTGGCAGGAATGATAACATTGGCAACATATGCTTCTGCGTCGCCATCCGCACCAAACTTCAGCCCACCGGCAGGGTTCATGCAGACATCAATGATGGCCTGGGAGTCCCCTTGCCGTGCTGCACAGTCAAGCACATCATCGCCACGAGACAGCACTGTTCCGTTTTTAAAAAACTCCAGATACGGCCCCGGTCCGAAATAATTAAGTTTCATATCTCATTTTCCTTTTATGCTTTTAAGCGAGTTGCGGCATAGCGAACAACCACAGTATCCGCTGCGCCCGCTAAATAAAATTTAAACCCATTTTTCAACCGATCTTCAACCAGCAGTTCCCCGGCTTGCTGCCGTCCGCCCTCCAGAGAAATAACCTCCGTATCCACAGTGTAATCGCTATCGGGCAAGATGTTTGCCAAAGGAACATATACAAACGCCGGATTCTCAAACATGCCTGGCCAGTTCGGTTCCAGGCGACGAGTGTCCGTCAGGGTGACGTTCGCAAGATACGGGTCTGTGGTTTCATTGTTGCCGGCAGGGACGCTCATGCTGTAAATTTCAATGCCGTTTTCCGGAACCGCTTCACCCAGGCTTGTGCAATCGCACTGAATATCACCGTTTTCATCCGTAAATAGATATGCGTAACAGATTGCAGCCGCTGCAGTGTTGTTGGCCGGAACCGCAGCCGTGTTCAGCAACTCGTTAGCGGAGTATGTCCGACCGTGCACGAACGGTTTTCCGGCGGCAAGGTTCAGGTTGCGGGTCGCGTTGTCTGATTTTGAAATCGAGCAACCACTGATAATGCCCCGGTTCAAGATCGTCACTTCGCCCTCCTGGATCAACACGTTCTTGAGTCGGTCCAGCTCCCGGTTGGCAAGCCCGGCGGCATCAACAGCCGCCATCACGGTCGCCATTAGCGTGTTCTGCATGTCCGGATCAAGGCCTTCTACGTTCTCTTCGATTTCATCCAGGCGCTCGTCAAGGGTGTCTTTACTCCCTCTGGCGGATACGATTTCCGACTCCTTGCCGGATAGCCTTTCGTCCAGGTTTTCAAAGTTTTCATCGATCTCATCATACCGCTCGTTCCAAAGGCTCGGAACTGCATCCGGCTCATTGTCAGGTATTGGAGTGATCGAGGTGTTCGGCAGTGTCATTCCGCTTCTCCTTTAAAATTTAAGCTTTACTTTGATTTCATATTCTTCATCAGATTCTTTTATTTTTGGTGCAAAATTCTTGAAGCCGAGCAACTTGCCATCCTCGTCAAGCAACCCTGCTTCGGAAATACTTACGCCGTTTAAATCGGCTTTCTCGGCAATCCCACTGCCGGTTATCGAATAATCATCTTCCTTGATTAATTGAGATAAGTTTTTACGCAATCGCTCATTAACCAGCTCGGTTTGGCTATCGCTCGGTGTTTTAGCGGTATTGTCCGGGTTATGGCCACCGTCGCCAAAGGCTATCATTGCCGGAGGCTTTACGACCGCACCGCCCGACATTTGCGTGGCGAGGCGTTTTCTATAATCCAATGTGGTGGTAGCTCCTGCCATTTCTTTCTCCTATGCTGCTTTTCTGATTATTAATTCCATTTCACATTCAGGGCCGGAAGCCCCCACTTTCCACGAACTATCCAACTTTTTAGTATACCCAAGCCCCCATGACCCGTTCAGCTTACGATAAAAGCGACCCAGAGCAGGAGCTGTAAGGTAACGGTTCCCATCCAATTGCCATGTTCCATCAAGATCGTTGTGCGCTCCAACTTTCCAGTTCCCGTCAATGCGCCGAGACCAACTCTCTCCGATTTTTGACATGGCCCTGCCAAGCCCCGGGAAAATGCCACAAGAAAATTCTTTTTTTACATTCACCGAAGAATCAACACGGATGCCGGGTTCCCGTTTAACCGCCCACGCCCCGTCCAGTTTCCGTGGGGATAATGCAGCGCCCAGCCTCCACGATGCATCCAGAGGTTTTCCAGGGAAAAGTTTGTGCTGTGTCCCTATCATGACAGGGCTGGCCGGATAACTGATTTCGAACTTAGAAACGTGGCAGGCCGATAAATCCGGCCGCACAAGGAATTCTATTTCTTTCTTTACACTTGTCTCGGATAAGGCGAGAATACGATTATCCCCTACATTCCACCCGCCATCCAGCCGGAGCATGCTTTCCCCCAACCGGGAGTTGATATACTCAGCCGGACGATCAATGGTCTTTAAAAGTGCCGCACTGGAAATGATATTGCACTGCTTGATGGCATTCTCGGCATGTCCGGGATATATTGCCCCCAGTTTCCAGGAACCATCAATCGAGTGGACCCCATCTAATGTAAAAGGCTGATCATCAAACCCTATCTGCCAGGAACCATCCAGGCGAGAATTGCACCACGGGTACTGCTGTTCAATGGTCTTGGTAAGATATAAAGAAGCGTCTATCCGAGTATAAACATCGAGATCGAACCACAACTGATAATAAAAACCGTCAAAAACAATATGGAGGGGTTTTATTTTTCGAACCCTGTCTCTTGCCGTGTCTATCAAAGAGGTGTTTGATAATGATGCTAAATTAATCAATAATTTACCTCTGGACGTTAAAAGAACACCGTCCAAGAGTTTTTCCGGAGACGATTCTGAAACATGCCAGGAGCCATCCAGATGCAGAATGGTGTTGGTGGTCCAGGCAGGGCCTATCTCATGGTCCATATAAAAAGCGGTACCATAAGCTTCACCCCTCCGGGCATACATCGGCATCCATTCTGAATCTATCCCGAGCCGTTTCAGTGAAGCCACCAGAGGAACCTTGGTATCTTTCTGAAGAAGTTCAAGCTTCCTGAGAGCTACGGATATAGGAATATTCTTATCGGGAAGGTCGTATTCATAATATCTACCCAACTCCGAAACAATCCTTTTTTGACCGTCTTCACCCGCAGTGTATATGGATCGCAGGTTGGCAACCTTTTCCAATTCAGGATCGAAAGAATCTTCCCAAAACTCCTGTATCGCTTCGGCAAGTTGTGCCCACCGATCCGTCTTTATTTTTACAGGGGAAAGTCTTTTTTTAAGCCAGTCAATCATAGATATCCTATCGAAATAGTGGTGCTATCCATGTCGATGGATACCATTTCATTTAAGGCGGTTGCTTCGACAGTCCCGGAATATGAAATTTCAAAATTTGCCCCATCATCAGTAAAATGGCCTGTCTCTGTAATGAGTTTATAGAAATCCTTGACAAACACTTTGTCCAGCCTGTCCACAGAATCTTTGCCATAATTCTTTTCAAAGGCGTCTTTGATACTTTGAATAACCGTATCCACGGACAACCTTCTATGGACCTGGCCGGTTATGGCCAATGAGAATGTTGAGAAAACCGGTTCAACCCATTCGAACTCCCGGTTCAGCAAAGGGATTGCGCTTAAATCCGAAAGGATATCATCCCCTATTTCCGGTTGATCTTCGGCATATGCCGTAATAAAAATTTTATTAATAAAGTCATAGCTGGGGCCGTATGCCGCTTCGGCTTCCTCTTCGCCCCAAACTTTTGCCCATATGATGTTCGGATTTTTCTTTTTGATGAAATAGATGTAATCGCTTTGCCAGATAAGATCCTCATTGTAGAGATGCCAGTAATTAAGATTTTTCCTTAATTCTTCACCGGTTTCCTGGGGTTGGCCTCCCGTAATCGCTTCCAGGGTTGTGGCTGTTATGTCGGCAGGCTGACGGGCATAATCCAAAACTTCATCCACCACGGATAATTTTTGATTTTGTGCTAAAAAGGTTTCCCCCGATGTGAGTCGGAGTTCAACCTTCACTACCGAACCAGTGGGAGGTATTAAGCCAAAGTCGCCATTCCCAAACCGAATGCCCATTTGGTCGTTGTGGGAATAAAATTCATCATAAACTTTCGAGTCTGGGTTGGTGTTTTTCAGGAGTCTTGCGTACCCCCACTCTTCAAAGCCGTCTTCCATATCCACAAAAACAGTGAAGCTACTGATCCGTGCGGTTAAATTCTTTTCAAATAACACCTCATAAAAAGGCTCTTCCGCCGTAACGGTATGCTCTATCTCCTGTATCTCAACCTGTTCGAACTCGATATCAACGCTTTGTCCCGATGCAATCACCACCGCATCCGTGCAGATATAACTGATTTGCAGATCCGACAAAAATTGCTGGTATACGGGGAGCGCAATTGAATCACCACCATTGTTTGAGATTCTTACCGTCCCGGACGATGGTGTGGGTTTCCTGGGAAGATACTCCCGATCCTCAACATGTGCCAATATACTGGATTTATTCAAGGCAGTTGAAAGGAAAAACTCCTGTAATACTCTCTCCACAGCCCACAACGCACTACGCAATGCCCATCCCTGAAAGATCGCAAAATGTTCAATAAACTGAGACTTCCCGATTTGCACCCATGCCGCTTTGGTTCCCAATATCTCTTTAAATTTTGCTATGGCTTCATCTTTACTGATCATAACTCCACCGCCGCCTTCTCGAATGTATTGTTGTCGAATTCAATGATGATTTTAGCTATATCAATCCCTGGGAATTCAACACCGACACGCTTTAAATTGATATCAGGGATGTCAATAAGTATCTTTTGGAAAATACTTATCTCTGCCATCACCTGTAAATTTATGCCGTTTGGCTCATGCTTGAATGCTGATAGATTATTCCCCCATGCTGGCAGATCCGCCACGCTTCCTTCCGGCGTTCCAAGCCATTCCGATATTTGTTGCCCTGCGGCGTCACTATCTGCATAGGTCTTTATTTCCTCGGTCTGGGAAGATTCCATCAACCAATTGTATTCTTTGATTTCACTCATGCTTATAGCCTGTCATGCGCCATTAAAATTAATACGGTATCGTCAAATTCAGTCTGGATGTTTGAAGGCAATTTGCTCTTGCTCCGATTGTCCTCTTTCCCCTGGTTTTTGACGGTAATAACTGGCCTTTGCTCCATAACCATATTCCTTTGTCCATTGCTGCCATTCTGAGGAACAGGTGCTGTTTTTTGCGGTGAAATCGGCTTTACTTTTTGCATTGGGGTTTTGTTGATTTTCCCTACTGGTGCGAGACTGTTCCTGCCCGAAGACTCTGTGCTTTGAACTGTTTGTTTTTTATCTTCCCTTAAAGGTTGTGGAACAATTTTAGCATTTAAAACAGGAGCTTTCTCTTTCACCGACACAGCGTCTTTGGGAGAAGCTGGACGAACATCCTTATTGGAACTCAAAGCTTCCGGGCTATCTGGACTTTCCGTTTCGGTGCGAAACATGCCGTCAGTGGATCTTATGATTTCACCGCTTTTTACCAAGCTGCTCAGCTTGCCCACGTCGAAAGATTTCTCACCGCCAACCATCTTGAATGCCTCGGGTGTCATCCGATCCTTAAATTTGGTACTATATTTCTTGGCCTCCGCTTTCTTGCGCTTTTTATCATCACCACCGTGTATTTTGTCGAATAACCAATTTCCCGCCCAGCCGTCACCTCCGCCGGTCAATTTACCAATTCCTTTATTAATCAAAGTCCCAGCACCATACCCGGCCGCACCAGCTGCACCGACTAAGCCTACAGATGATGCCATTGCACCCGCGCCAAGTCCCCCGGTCAAAGCTGTTCCGGCCCCGGCAGAAAGTAACCCTGAAAGGCCAAGTCCTCCAGTGGCCGTTGCGCCAAGTCCTGCCAAGGCCGAGCCGCCCTTCGTCAAAACACCTTCACCGGCTGCAAAAGATTTTGCGATTGCTTTTAGCAACTGTCCGTGTCGCCTATCATCTTCTTTATTACCAGCCTTGATAGCCTTGGTTATCTCTTCCGTACCCTCGATTTCTTTTTCAAACAACTCGGTATGTTGTTTGATGGAATTTGTTTGCTTGTCTCCGGGTGTCTTTATCGTGCGGTTGATGTCCTTGGCCTTGCTGTCAGTCTTTTTGTTACGTCTATCAGTGACGGTACTTTTATTTCTTTCAGAGGTGCTTTCCCTGCCTGTTCTTGAATATGTTTTGCTTGATCCCTTCTGGACAGATTTATTGCTTTTGTTATTAATCACGTTAGCAGTAACATGCCGACGCTCATCTTCTTTATTACCAGCCTTGATGGCCTTGGTT